CCAGTGTCAGGTACTCTTTTTTCACATCTTGTGGTTCAATCTTGTCAAGATAGTCATTGATATTCTCCCGAAACCATTTGTCCCGATAGGCAATCTTCAACAATCCTCTGAAAGTGGAGTAGTAGCCGGATGCCGAATTGAGGGATATGGGGCGGTTGCAATGTTTGAGCTGCTTGGCATTCAACAGGTACTCACGGAACTTTTTGCACAAGTCTACATTCACATCGCCGAAGGTGCATTGTCCTTTGACGAAGTTGTAGAAATGCTGATAGACGAACATCCATTTCTGGTCTTTGCTTTGGCACATCTTCTTGAAGTAGGCAAGGAAATCGGCTTTCTGCTTGGTCTTATCCAAGAAACCGAACTCTTCATTGATGAGTGATTGTACTCTGATGCAACGGATAGCCTCTGCCTTGTTCAACATATCATTGTTGAATTCCCGTTCCATTTCGTTTTTGGGGTGGGCATAGATGTAGATGCCGAGGTATTCTCGACGGCTCATCTGCATTGTCTCAGGGTTACGGACTGCCGGATAATAATCCAGATACAAGGAGATGCGATTATTCCGAATTGCTCTCTGACGAACTGTTACTTTTGTACATGTGTGTGTCATACTGATTAATATTTAGAGTTTTACATTTGTTTGATGCAAAGGAATATGGTGATTCAATGGTGGCAACATTCACCGATAAATAACTTATTCTATCTTGGGGGCTGCAAGTAATTTATCCAATTCAGGCTTGGAGATAAGCGTGTATTTGCCCTTCTTGACCTTTGGGATATTATGATACTTCGCATAGTGATAGAGTTGGTCACGAGTTAGATTGAACTTTTCCATTGCTTCGGCTACTGTATAATACTGCGGTTCTTCGGGTGCTACCACTCCTTTGGCTATATCCACGTGCTTCTTGGAGTAGTACACCATGATGCCTTCCTTCTTCTTTGGGATAGCATTCTTGGAAACGAAGGTGTAGATGGCGGATAAAGTCATGCCGAATTTATCCTGCATTTCCTGTGTGCTGTACCATTCGGTAATGTCGGGATTCGGGGCTTTCTTGGCAAAGTAAGCGTCTATATGCTTCTTGCTCCAGTAGGTCTTGCCACGATTGAAAGTACGAGGGATGTTGTTCTTCTTGGCTACTAAGAATATCCATGATTCGTTTACATGGTATTTCTCTTTGACTTCGGCGGTGGTGTAGAAGTCGGTGATAGGGGCTTTTTCTTTTAACTGTTTGTTCTCTGTTTCTGGAACAATAAAGACTGTCATATCTTCTATATCAGCTCTACGAACAAGGGTTTTTCTTTCAAATCGGATTACCTTGATTACTCCATTGCGGATATAGCGATATATAGAAGTACGGCCAATGTTTAATAACACGGCTACTTCTGACGGAGTAAGATACTCCTTGTTCAAATTAGGAGGTGTCTTTATGCTTTTCCCTAATTCGTGTTGCAGACTTTCAATGCGCTGTTTCCTGACCTTGTCTTTGTAGGCAAGGTTAGCACATCGGTGTGAACAATACTCTGTGGTTGTCTTATGGGCTGTGAAAATAGCACTGCACCACTTACATCTTTTCTGAATGTCGATTTTACTACTCATTATTTATCCGTTTATTTCGCCAAATCTGTTTCATCGCGTACCACCACGTACCATGACGTACCAGTGTGTCCACGACCTTTCCGACCTAAAATCGGAGAGTAACAAGCGAGCAACAAATGCGGTACAAAAATGAGCTGAAAAAGCCCTATAAACGATAACTATCGCTTATAAGGCTAAAAAGAAAGGCGCTCAAAATGAACGCCTTAATAATCATTGATGATATATGCTAATCGTTGGTAATCACTACCTACTTCCCGTAACTCGAAGTACGACGTATTCACTATTTACGAACCCAAAGAACGGGAAATATACCGCTTGCCTTACTTTCCCGACCGTATTTTGCACCACGCTATAATGAACGTCTTAGAGCCTATTTGGGTTTCGACCTTCACGGCGGACACTTATAGCTGCATTAAGAACCGGGGGATTCATGCGGCCGCGAAGAAGGTAAAACAGGCCCTACGGGAAGACCCGGAAGGTACTACGTTCTGTTTGAAATTGGATATTCGCAAGTTCTATCCTTCGATTAACCACGACGTGCTAAAATCCATTCTGCGCCGCAAGTTGAAGGATAAAAGGCTGCTTTGCCTACTTGACGAAATTATAGATTCGGCGGACGGCGTACCTATCGGAAACTACCTAAGCCAATATTTCGCTAACCTCTATTTAACCTACTTCGACCATTGGATAAAGGAACAGAAGCGGGTAAAGCACTACTTCCGCTACGCGGACGATATTGTAATACTTGCTTCGGATAAATCCTACCTTCATTCCTTAATGGGCGAAATTAGGGCGTATTTGGGGGATTTGAAATTAGAGGTTAAAGGGAATTGGCAAGTTTTCCCCGTAGCGGCTCGCGGTATCGACTTCGTAGGATATGTATTTTTCCACACGCATACCCGAATGCGAAAGGGCATTAAAAAGACTTTTTGCCGGCGGTTGGCGAAGCTGAACAAACGGAAAAGGCCATTATCCGAAAAGGACTTTAAGCAGGCTATTTGCCCTTGGTGGGGTTGGGCGAAGTCTTGCGATAGCAAACACTTGATTAAGAAACTTTCTAAAACATCGAAGTATGAAATCAAATTCAAACGATAGACCGCCCATTTTGCAGGACTTGGGCAACGGCAGTTGGCATTACAACTACAATATTACCGAAGTGGAAGTAACGCCGGAACCTATGGCCGAAGCAGAAGGCGACCAGGTACCGGCCGCAAGGAAGGCGTACGATTACGACACGGTGGAAGTATGGGGCCGGCCGGATTACGACAAATGCGTAAAGGCCGTTTTGCGTTCCCGCCGGGACGAAACCGAAGAATTTAGCCTTATCAATAAGTACAACGCTTTCGTACTTGGGCTATCGACGGACGAAGCGGACAAAACCGAATACGAAAATTACCTTAAAGAAGTGCTTGCGGTTAAAGCAATGGTTCGGGCCGACCTTGCCGCCGCCGGTATCGACGTAGGGGCAGCGGGAATTTAAGCTATGGAAAATATCTTACAGACCTTCGGGCCGCAACTTATTATTATAGCTTGCGTTTACGCGCTTGTTTTGTTCGTGGTCTTCCTTGACCTTTGGGCCGGGATTCGAAAGGCCAAACAACGGGGGGAATATCGGTCTTCGTACGGATTGCGTAAGACAGTAGACAAAATAAGCCGGTATTTCAATATGATACTCGTAATTACATCTATCGACGTGGTGCAAATGTTGGCTATTACGCAGCTAAATCCGCAGACGAACCACACTTTACCGGTATTGCCGTTTTTTACGTTTATCGGGGCTATGTTCGTGGGATTTATCGAATTAAAGAGTATCTACGAGAATAGCGAAGCCAAGGAGCGGGCCAAAATCGGGGATGCGGCTAAAATCCTTTCGCAAATCATCCAGCATAAGGACGAACAGGAGATTATAGCCGGGGTTATCGAGTATCTAAAAAAGGAAAAAGAGAAAGGGGGCGACAATGAAACTAACGCTTAAACGGCGATACTTCGCCGAAACCTATACTATCGGTACGCTGTTTATTGACGGGGTGCGTTTTTGCGATACCTTGGAAGACAAGAACCGGGACGACAACCGAAACGGCAAATTTGACAATGGGGAACAGAAGGTAAAGAACGAAACGGCTATACCGTTCGGAACCTACGAAATAACCGTAAACCGTTCGCCGCGCTTCGGGCGCGACCTTCCTCGCCTTTTGAACGTACCGCATTTCGACGGCATTCTAATTCATCGTGGCAATACCGGTAAGGACACTTCCGGCTGTATTTTGGTCGGAGAAAACAAGGTAAAGGGGCGGGTTATCAATTCCACGCCTTACGAACTTGAACTTACAAAGCGGTGTAAGGCCGCAATAGCCCGGAAAGAAAAAATCACTATCGAAATCGTATGAAAACAAGAACCTTTATAGCTATTCTTTGGGGGATTGCGGCCGTTTCTTTTATCGGGTGTTCCACGCCGCGAAAGTTGGCCGGCAGCACGAAGGAAACGGCTAAGACCGAAGAAAAGCGGAACGAAACGACGGCGGCCGAATTTCGCCGGACGGTAGACAATACGAAAACCGAAGGCGTAGAAGTAACCTATACGAAAATCGAGTTTTTCCCGCCGAAACCCGATACCCGGCAGGCAAAGCCGGACACTATGCAGGCGGGCGG